TGGCTAACGTGGCGACGGGACACAATGTCCGCTGCCATGGCTGCCCGCCCAAAGAGTGAATCAAACGAACGAGCCATCCGTCAAGAGAAAGCTGAAACTTCAGCCTTTCCGATGGAGACCCGTTTCGCAAATTCAATAACTGGCCGTGAGGGTGCTATAAGGGATTTTGATTGGTTACATTTGACATCTAATTGGTCGTTCATCAATACATAGTATTGTTTTGCGACCTTAGCGTCAAAGATAACAATATCATCCCCGAGCACTTCATAACACTCGTATCACCTAACTTCTTTATATAGGTTAAAACATATATACTGAAGTATCAGATGGTGACAGAGGTTAAGCATTGCTCATGAAGAATAAGCACCCATAGGCTGACCAACCGCATATCTTAACGATTGCGATTCTACCTTAAGATCACCCCGATCTTGGGCAGGGAGATAATACTCTCTCTTGGTCAGTAGATCTGCTCATGCACGACCATAAGTAATCCCAAAGTCTTCGTCTGGCTCAATAGAACCAAACAAAGAGTCTAGGATACTCGACTGCAACAGAATAGGTAATCTATCTGTAGCGGCCGATAAATCGTAGCATCATGCGGACCCATACTCTATGGCCTTCTTCTGCGCTCGGAGGAATCCAATGTCTTGATTATGAGTACAATCGTTTGGTAACATTCGAAAAGTACTAAATAATCAATCATGCAATGGTTTCAGTACGGACTGAGTCCATACATCAACCATCGCAAAGACACGGATTTTCCCTGCCGCTTCTTCCTTGAGAGCCAACTGCCCTAGGGGAACGTCAGATTTGGGATCTCTCCCAAATTTTACGTCCCTAAGGGGCACACGGGGTTCCATCTCCTTTTGAACATTAAACATGTCAAAATAAAGCGAGAACTGACCGAAATTGGCAAACTGGAAGAATTCGGAGCGACCCTTTCAGGCCCCCGCATCACTCAGAAATCCCGAAAAGGAATGCTGAGAAGATGGGGAAGCCTTGAGGATTCGCTCCAACCCCAGACTAGTACGCGGAATAAAGTCTGAACGAAATAGAGACAGGAACTGTTTAGAATATTCTATCAGTCACCTGCTCACTTCGTTCATAACGGCTTTATTCCCACCAAAGGGGTCCGTAATGGTGTTTAACTTTAATTGTCCAGGAATCGATATAATTCGATAAATGGAAAAGAAAGTTAATCACCAACGGACCACTGAGGGGGTGAGCTTCTTTAATTCGTCTCTCTCTCGAGAGGGAATGAATTTTGGAAGACCACTCGTAGTCAATCCCGGGAACGGTAGATTGGGCTCAATTTCTCTTAAAGATTTAAGAGGTTGACCACCAATAAAACGCTGAAGGGACACATTTAGCGCCTTTAGGTATTTCACCGTAAATACAGGTCCATGATGCCGAGTAATTCTCAGCAACATGTCACCCAATTTCGTGAGTATCTGAAGCCTAGATTGAACCTTCCGTCCAGAAAAGAGAATACGGGAGAAAACTTTCCCATATCTCATTAGGACGGCCTTAAATTCCGAAGAATTAAGGAGTGATACCATATAAGTCTTTTCTTGAGGAGTCGTTAATAAGGATTTGAATTTCTTATTACTTCTGTTCATGATTGGATTTATATTTGTGTCATCTTCTTTCGAAGGACATAGGTAGGACACCCGGTTTAAGACTTAACAGATGACTGTACTCTATCGAGATCAGTATTTGTTAGCTAGTCTACCACCCTGTGGGAAGAACCCTCTTACGAGGATTCCACAGACGTAGAAAAGGTTTCTACCGTCGAAAGGCGGGAGGTTACCTCGGAGTGA